GCGGTGATGGATATATTCCAACTCATACTGCTGGATCAAAAGCATATGCTGTAAAGGGTACTGGGGATTCAATGTTCCCTGCTATTCGTAATGGTTGGTATGTAGTTTGCGATCCAGATGCTGAACTAGTTCCTATGGAATTTGTCCAAGTTTGTCTTAAAGATGGTCGATGTACTATTAAAGAATTCATTGGAATTCAAAATGATGTTTTAAGTCTAATAGCTGTAAATGGCGGAGAAAGACTTACGTTTAATATGGATGAAGTTGAAAGCATTACGGCTATTACTGATATTGTCCCGCCAAGTCAGCATAAACATGATCATCCAAAATCACATTGATAAAATTATGATTTCCAGGAACATACATGGATAACACCAAACTCCCTATTAACCAGATAATATCGCGCATAAACGAAGCGGCTAATGCTAATGAGAGTTTGATCCTCTCAGCTGAAGAAGTGAAAATTCTTTCAAAAGACATTGGTGATAGTTTTTTTATTCCAGTACTTTCTAACGATCAAATCGTTGAGTTAGTAAAAGAAGGTAAACTAGGGCAACCAATAAAGTAATCTTCCCTGTTATCAAAACCCACCTTTTGGTGGGTTTTTTATTACGGCCTATAAAAAATATTAGCAAACTTTTAAAAAAATATTAGCAAACTTATTGACTACTAATATTAGAGAACTTATATTTGTCTCGTAGACAACAAAAAAGCACACCGACCGTCAAATCAAATGTGCTTTGCAAACTGCGAGATCGATTATGAACGTAAAAGCTAATTCTTTCAACTTATTTGCAATTGGTAGTATGGCTGCCCTTGCATTATCAGGCGGTACTTTAGTTGCTTGCCAATTTCAACCAGCAGCTGAAGCTAATGATTCATATACTGCTTTCACTCCTAAAGTTCAACCAAGTACTTACAGCGTATTAACAGCAAAAATCACAAGTAAACGTTCTGGCGTTGCTGTCGTTAAGTTAGATAGCTTTCGCTTAAACGTTAGTTTCGACTTTGAAGCTCATCCAGACAGCTACGGCGTACCAGGTTCCGAATTTACCGCTGTTGATATTACTCAACTAACAGTAAATGAAATCACTGATATTAATGGCAAGTCATACAACGATTTCACTGAATTCGAAGACATTCGCAACATCAATGCAACTCTAAAAGGCTTCATCGAACGTAATAAGTTGGTGGAGGCTTAATTATGGCTAATTCAACTCTAAATCTATCAGAACGCCAACAAGCAGTTTTGCAAACTGTTATCGAGATTAATAAAAAAGGCCATCAGCCTTTTGCTTGGCAAGTTGCTGCATGCATGGTGGTTAAAGGTCACCAAATTACCGAAAAACAATGTGCCTATGATCTAGGTGTAATTATTCGAACTAAAGGTACAGGTGTTTTTTCTGCAAAGTTTGATAGCAATCCTAAAGTTTGGATTTATGAAGAACCTAAGGGAGCTAGTTAATTATGAATGCTCATTTCAAACCACATCCAGACGGTATTAAAACCTATATCGGTCATGACCGCTTAACAGGTCTCTACTCTGTACGTGTCGGCTGGACTGTTTATGCAGCTAATGCAAACTGCAGTGTGCTGTACACCGTAAAAGGTGACGTAAAGACACCTTTAAATGTGGAAGATTTTAAGGCGAAGCGCCCCAAAGTTCTTGCTTCTCTAATGCGAGAAATTGATTTTCAGCGTAGAAAGCAGCTCGCAATAAAGCTACGCGAAACAAACATCCCATCAAATGACCGTAAAAACTATAAGCGTTCACGCGGCTTCACGGGCTCAAGATAAGGATAAGTAATATGGCACTTGCAAATATTGTTCATGCAAATGAACCGATCCATGTAGAAACAATTGTCGCTTATTACTATGCAGATCCGGACATTGGTAAATCTTCTTTAGCTTTTACTGCAAAAGACACCATTTTGTTTGACTTTGATAAAGGTGTTCACCGTGTAGGAGCATTACGTCGAGGAACGGCTGTACAAGTACAAAAATGGACTGATGTATCTAACGTAACTGAAGAGGATCTTAAACCTTATAAAACTGTTGCTTTCGACACTGTAGGCACCATGCTTGATTGCGTCAAAATCTATTATCAAGGCATTCAAGGAAATACCCAGAGAGATGGAAACCTGACTTTAAAAGCCCAAGGTTATGCTGGTAATGATTTTATTGGATTAATTAATCGTATTCGTAGTTATGGCAAACACATCATTTTTATTGGTCATGCTGAAGAACAGCGTAATGATGATTTGTTAATTCACCGTCCTTCTATGAGTGGTAAAAATCGTGATGTGCTTTACCGCATATCAGACATCATGGCCTATCTAACTTATGAAAAAGCTACAGATGGGCAAATTGTCCGTGTTCTAAAGTTCAAAGCTTCAAATTCGCATCATGCCAAAAACTCAGGAAATCTTGGTGCTGAAACAGGTGGAAATATAGTTTTACCAGATCTTTACCACGCCCCTACATTTTTCGGTGATTTGATCGAGCAAGCAAAAAGTCATCTTAACACTATGACCCCTGCCCAGTTGCAAACGATGAAGGCAATTGAAGAGCGCGATCAATTCTTTTCCGAATGCGATCAAAATAATTATGTTTTTGAGCTAAATACATTAATTGAACAGCTCGACAAAAACCATCCTCACTATAAAGAAATGCGTAAGCACTTCATTGATAGAGTTAAAAGCTTGGGCTTTGTATTTGACACTGAGAAAAACAAATACATGGATCCTAATTCTATTCCAGTGGATTTAATCACCGAAGCTGATCGTGATCAATTACAGGTGTTTATAGATACTTGTGGTTTAGATGTTAAGTCGGTCTGTGAACATTTCGGCATCGATGCTCTGACTCAAATAGAAGCGGTACAGCTAGAAAAAGTAAAACAAGAAATTGAACAACTTGCAAAACAGGAAATCTCTGCATGAGTGCAATCATTTTAGATACTGAAACTAACACTTTAAACGGCTATCCAATTGAGATAGCCCATGTACCAACTTACTTTGAAAATGGTGTGTTGGTTGTCAATAAAGATGCCTGTTTTGACGAGTACTTTTCTTGTCCAGATAAAATTGAATATGGTGCTATGGCTGTACATCACATTTTAGAAAGTGACATTGCAGGTAAACCAAGCTATGAAACTTTCCGTGCTCCAGAATGTGAATTCATCATTGGCCATAATATTGATTATGACATTCAAGCTATTCGATTAGCTCATAAAGAATTTAGTGCGAAGGCAATTTGTACACTAGCCCTTTCAAGAATGGTATGGCCTGAAGAGGCTCATAACATTTCAACATTAGTTTACATGCTGACCAAAGGGAGTGAGAAAGCCCGTCAAAGTATTCGTAATGCCCACAATGCAAAGCAGGACGTATTTTTAACAGGTTTTGTTTTAACCCATATTTGCAAGAATCTCGGCCTTAAAGATATGCAATCGCTCTACCTTGCATCTGAACATGCACGAGTTCCGACCATCATGCCTTTTGGTAAATACAAAGGGACAAAAATTAAAGATCTACCCGCTGATTATGTTGCTTGGTTGTTAAGACAGGACGAAATAGATCAGTACGTACTTAAAGCATTAAAAGGATAAGAATATGACAAATTTAATTTCAGCTAACGAAGCATTTGAAGCTCTTCAAAAAGGTAAAACTGTACTTTGTCGTCCAGCTGGAGACATGTTGGACTTTGCCGATTTAGATCAATTCCCTGCTTCTGTGTTTGGTAAACCGGGTTTTGAATTCTGCATCAAAATTGATGTGATTGAACTTGCTGGCATTACCTTTACTAAGCCTTTAACTGTTGATGAATTAGAGATTGATAAAGAGGTATTTGTTATTAATCCCGCTGGTTTTATTGAGAAGCATATTTATCAAGGTGTGGGTTATGGCATTGTCACTATGGTTGATGGCGGTTTTGCTCAACGTGATTTTGAAAATGCTCAACTACAATACAAAGCATTTTGTGAGGCTGTTGGTGGCACGCCCATTCAGGTTAATTTAGAAATAGTGGAGCAACCGAAAAAAAAGCGTGCATCAAAAAAACAGAATGATTCTAGTAGTGTTGTTCAGCAATCTACTCATGCTGCTAACGATGAAGTTTCATTGGATGACATCATCGGTCCAGTTGGTGATCAAAAACCTACCTCAAATGATGTTGAAAAAAAGACATTGGATGTGATACCAACACAATCAGACATTCTGAATAGTCCAACTACATTTGATGCTGTTGCCGCTGCAGTTGTTAATAAAGCTAAAGAAATCGATGA